TCTTTTGATTTAGATTTTCCAAACCAATCTCTTAAAGATTCGTTCACTTTATTACTAGTATCCATGTTTTTATTTATAGGATTACCCAATTTTGTCCATCAGGAACAGTTACTTCTACACCTGAATTTATAGTGATAGGACCAACACTCACTGCAGATTGATCATCAGGAAACTCATAATCTTGTGTAACAGTCATACCATTCATTTGAAATACGGAGTCATTACCTCCACCTTGAGCAGTATTTCCTGAAAACTTTTTAGCAGTAACTGTGGTTGCTCCAGCATCTATACCATCAGAACTAATTGTAACAGCAGATCCAACCACTGCTGATGCACCAGTTAGAGTTCCTGAAAATCCTCCACTTGCAGTGACAATACCAGTGGCATTGATACTTGCCATGGTTGCTGGTGTTGATGTATTAATATTATCAGTAGATGCAACTCCTGTTAATCCTGATCCATCACCAGTAAAACTAGATGCTGTAATAATACCTGAAAAAACAGCTCCACCTTGATCAAAGGTTATACCAATTCCTGTAGCAGTAGATCCAACATTGAGTGATGTGGCAGTTAATATACCAGTAACTGTTGTATCTGTTGATGTTTGAGAATTAGTAGTTCCTTCAACTGTA